TGGTTTACCAAGTCGTTTGATTGCTAAGACCTTTGTATTCCGCCTTATCTATGGTGGCTCTGCTTATAGCTATGCTAACGATCCTAACTTTGCAGAAGTTAGTAAATCAGAAAAGTTTTGGCAGAAAATTATAGATGAGTTTTATTCTAAGTACCAAGGCTTACACCAATGGCACATAAAGCTTATGCAAGAAGCGACAACAACAGGTAAAGTAGCATTACCAACTGGTCGTGTTTATGAATATGAGCCTGATCTACGCCATGGGCAAAAGGTGTTTCCGAGAACCACAATTCTTAATTACCCTGTACAAGGTTTAGGCGCAGATGTAATGACAATTGCTAGGGTCTCTTTGTTTAATCGTATGAAAAATAAGTATGATGGAGCTAAATTAGTGAATACTGTTCATGACTCAATCATCATTGATTGTAAAGATGAGCATGTAGAAAGTTTGTCAGAGTTAATGCTTCAAGTCTTTGAAGATGTACCAAAAAACTTTGAGAAACTGTTTGGGGTTAAGTTTGATCTTCCTATGAAAGCCGAGGTTCAATTTGGACAAAATTGGAAAGATATGGAAGTGTACAAAAAACTTGACAAATAATATAAACGTGATATAATAATTATACAACTAACTCTTTTGGAGAAAATTAGAAATGATTGTAACTTTAGTAGATGTAGGACAACCTCAAAGTGTAAAAACACAACGAGGCTCTTATCAAGTATTAGAAGTCAGTTATCGTAACGACCAAGGACAAATTCAAGGAAAGAAAATAGTTTCCTTTGCTAATCCACAGGTCTTTAAAGATTTACAGACTTTTCAGAAAGATGACAAATTAGATGTTGCCGCAACCAAGGATGATAATGGTTACTGGCAATGGCAATCAGTTAAAAAATCAGATGGAACAGGAGGAACAACTGTGGCAACGAACAGCTCTTCAACACGTGTAACAGGTAGTAATTACGAAACTGCGGATGAACGTGCTAAACGTCAAAGATACATTGTAAGACAATCTTCACTTTCAAATGCTATTGAAACTCTAGCTTTAAACAAAGAGTTAGGTGGCGCAAGTGCAGATGATGTAATTAGTTTAGCAAAAATGTATGAGCAGTTTGTGTTTGATGATGGCGTCCAGGAAGAGGCATAATGAAGTCTCTTTCTTTATTTTTGTTAGCCCTATGGATTACATATGCTATATATGTGTCCATGGGGTGTAATACGGAAAGAACCATTAATATTGACGGAGAACAACCCGTACACATAGACTCTTGGGAGTCTTCTATTCAGCCTATATGATAGCTTTAATTGATATGGATCTTGTATGTTTTCGGTGTGCAGCAAGTGCTGAAAATGATCCAATTAATATAGCTATTTATAGAGCTGAAGAACTTTTAGATAACATTATATCTAAAACAAATACAACAGAGTATAGAGCTTTTCTCTCTACTAAAGATAATTTTCGCAAAACGATTTATCCTGAGTATAAAGCAAATAGAACTGCTCAAAAACCTCAGCATTTAGAAGCATTGCGTGAATATGCTATGGAAAACATGAACGCTGAGTTAGCTGAAAATAGCTTAGAAGCAGACGACATGCTTGGGATACATCAATCCGACGAAACAATTATTTGTAGTCTAGATAAAGACTTATTACAAATTCCAGGAAAACACTTTCAGTGGGAAATCTCAGGTAAAGGGTGGAATAAACCTGATTCATTTGTAGAACAAACTGAGATAGAAGGTTTAAGGTTGTTTTATGAACAGTGCTTAAAAGGAGATACTTCTGATAATATAAAAGGTATTGCAGGTATCGGGAAAAAGAAAGCACAAGTGTTATTAGCAAAATGTAAAACAGAACAAGAAATGTTTGACACAGTAAGAAAAGAGTATTCAATGGATGATGAGTTTATCATGAATGGACAGTGCCTTTGGATACTTAGATCATTAGAAGACAACTTTAAAAACCATTTTGAAAGATTAAGTGATGGCAACAAAGCCGTGGACTGAGGGTAGACTAAAATCTTTTATTACATCAGTGCTTAGGTCAGGGTACAGAAAATATCCTCCTAAGTATGAAACACTGAAAGAAGCGTCTGTCGGTAAGAAAATCAACAAAGCTACAAAACGATTAGCTGAGCATTATAAATGTGCGAAGTGCAAAAAAAGTTATCCAAATAAAGAAGTCAATGTAGATCATATAGAACCCGTGGTATGTCCTAAAGAAGGATTTCAAGATTGGGATGTATTTATAAAAAGATTATATTGTACTAAAGAAAATTTACAGGTACTATGTAATACTTGTCATGATAAAAAAACTGCAAAGGAAAGAAAAACTCGTGGTGATAATCGGATTAGATAAAGATAAGAATTTTGAGAGCTTTGAGGTTGATCCTGAAGAAGAATATTATTTAATAGAAATTGCAATTAAATATATTGTACAAAACTGCCAATTACATTATTATAAAGGTAAGTGGTATTTTGATTTACATAAACTACCAGAGTGGATCTGGGAAGGAGAAATACATTGACATTTCGCATATTACTGATCGATATAGAAACCTCGCCTAACACGGCTTCCGTATGGGGCATTTGGCAACAAAATGTTTCCTTAAACCAATTATTAGAATCTTCACAAACCATCTGTTATGCAGCTAAATGGTTAGGTGATGATGATGTAATGTTTGATAGTATACATAAAACCTCTCATAAAAAAATGTTAAAGTCAGTTCACAAACTCCTTGATGAAGCTGACGCTATCATACATTACAATGGTGCTAGGTTTGATATTCCTACGCTTAATAAGGAATTCTTACTTGCTAATATGCACCCGCCTTCCCCATCCAAGCAGATAGACTTACTTAGTGTAGCTCGAAGACAATTTAGATTTGTGTCTAATAAGCTAGACTACGTGGCTCAATCGCTTGGTTTGGGTAAGAAGGTTGACCATGAAGGACATGAGCTTTGGCTTAAATGTATGAACAAAGACAAAGATGCTTGGAAGCGCATGGAAGAATATAATAAGAATGATGTAATTTTACTTGAAAAAGTATATGAAAAATTTAAGCCTTGGTGTAAACAACATATTAACATGTCTTTATTTGATGATGAAATCCATACATGCCCAAATTGTGGTGGTACACATTACCAAAAAAGAGGCTTCTCTTATACGAACTCTTGCAAGTACCAAAGACTCCAATGCCAAGATTGTGGAAATTGGTTTAGAGACACTCGTAGTTTAGCAACAAAAAAAGATGGTAAATTTGTCAATATTTTATAAGTTACTAGGAAGGAAGGAAATGAGTGCTACTGACACACAAGTAGGTGGAAGTCATTATAAGAAGTTTAAAATTCAGCCTACTGAATTCATTACTAAAAATAAGATACCCTTTATTGAAGGTTGTGTTATTAAATATGTTGTAAGGTGGAGAGACAAAAACGGCTTACAAGATATAGATAAAGCAATACATTTCTTACAACTTCTCAAGGAACTAGAAAATGACGTTGACAACGAATGAATTACTTGAGAAAATTATAGAACGAATAGATGAAGTTGATCTAATCGAGCTACTTGATTTAACAACAGAGGAAATTGTCTATGCGTTTCTAGACAAAATTGAGGAAAGAAAAGATCAATTTCTAGACGCATTAGACTTAATTGACGAAGAAGAGGAAGAAGAATAAATGGATAAGAGTCAAAGAATATTATCAGATATTACAGTTTTTAATAAATATGCTAAATATGTTCCTGAAGCAAACCGCAGAGAAACTTGGAATGAATTAGTAGAGCGGAACATGGTTATGCACATTCGTAAATACCCTAAAATAAAAGAGGAGATCAAAGATGCTTATAAAATGGTTTTTGACCGCAAGATTCTGCCTTCTATGCGGAGTCTTCAATTTGGTGGAACTCCTATTGAACTGTCTAATAATCGTATGTTCAATTGTGCTTTTTCCCCTTGCGATCATCCTGCCGTCTTTAGTGAAACAATGTTTAACCTTCTTGGTGGTTCAGGTGTTGGTTTTAGCGTCCAAAAAAGACATACAGAAAAACTGCCTGCGGTTATTGGTCCAAAGGATACACAACGAAGGTTTTTAATTGGAGATTCTATTGAAGGATGGGCAGATGCTGTTAAAGTTTTAATTAAGGCTTATACCCAAGGCAAAGCAGATCCACGCTTTGACTTTAGAGATATACGTCCTAAAGGCTCTCGACTTATTACTTCAGGAGGTAAAGCTCCAGGACCTGACCCGCTACGCATTTGTTTAGACAAGTTACGTTCTGTGTTAAATAATGCTATTGGTCGAAATTTATATCCTATTGAAGTTCACGATATGATTTGTCATATTGCTGATGCTGTACTATCAGGAGGTATTAGACGAGCTGCTTTAATTAGTTTATTTGACAGAGACGATATGGATATGCTCTCAGCCAAAAGTGGCGCATGGTGGGAACTTAATCCTCAACGAGGTCGTGCTAACAACTCTGTTGTACTTAATAGAGAAGAGATTACGGAAGACGACTTTAAAGAACTATGGAAACGTGTAGAAGATTCTAAGTCAGGTGAGCCTGGAATCTTTTGGACTAATGATTATAATATCGGAACAAATCCTTGCGCAGAGATTAGTTTACGTCCTAACAGTTACTGTAATCTAGTTGAAGTAAATGTAAGTGATGTTAAAGACCAAAAAGACTTAAATGCTAGAGTGAAAGCAGCTACTTTTATTGGTACGTTACAAGCAGGGTACACTGACTTTCATTATTTAAGGAATGTGTGGAGAGAAACTTCTGAAGAAGATGCACTACTGGGTGTAAGTATGACTGGTATTGCTTCAGGTAAAGTTTTAGACTTAGACTTAAAAGAAGCCGCTCAGGTATCTCAGGAGGAAAATCAACGTGTTGCGAATCTTATTAATATTAAAACATCTGCTAGGATTACTACTGTTAAGCCCGCTGGAACTACTTCACTCGTTCTTGGTAGTAGTAGTGGTATTCATGCTTGGCATAACGACTATTATATCCGCAGGATGCGAGTGGGTAAAAACGAACCTCTTTATAAATATATGATGGATACAGTTCCTGAACTAATTGAAGACTGCCAATTTAAACCGCATTTAGAAGCTGTTATGTCTTTTCCACAAAAAGCTCCTGAAAATGCTATTTTACGTACAGAGCCTTATCGTGATATATTAGAAAGAGTAAAGCGTTTTAATAAAGAATGGATTGTAGGAGGGCATAATCGTGGAGATAACATGCACAATGTCTCTTGTACCATTTCGTTAAAAGATCATCAATGGGAAGCTTGTGGTAGATGGATGTGGGAAAACCGACACCATTACACAGGTATTTCTGTGCTTCCGTATGATGGTGGCACTTATGTTCAAGCACCTTTTGAAGATTGTGATGAAATGACTTTCAATAGACTTTTTAAACATCTTAAAGCAATTGACTTAACAAAGGTTATAGAAGAGGATGATAACACCGAAGCTAAAGACAACCTAGCTTGTCAAGGTGGATCATGTGAGATATGATAGCTGAGTTTGTATTAATACTAAGTTTTGTAGGAAACTTTGGTCCTGCTGAAAAGTATGAAGCTACGTTTAGTAGTTGTAAA